AAGACCAAGACGGCATAGGTTGCCGAGCCCCCCTCGGGAAAGGTAAAATAGGCGACATGGACCAGAACCTAGCGAAATTCCTACGCTCCGACGCTGCCAAGGGCGTGGGGGCCGAAACCCTGATGGTGTACCTCTTGCTCCGTGCGGACATAGCACTGGCGGGCACCCCGGCCGTCAAGCTGTTCCGGCAACGCGGCAAGCTGGCGACCAGCCTTGAACCGCACACGTGTGCGGTCGCCCTGGGCATCCCGCCACTCACGGCGGAGCGGCGGTTTGACGAGTTGCGGCGGCGGGGCTGGATGCAGGTGCGGGGCGGCGTGGCTGTGCTTGGGGAGTTTGGCACGGACACGGGTGTGCGGTGGTATGCTGACGCGGAGCCTACTCAAATCATCCATTCCTCGGCGGCTGACGCTGTGCTACGCAAGGCCAAGGGGGAGGGGGCGGCTGCCAGTACCCCCAAGGCGAAGTCCGCGACAGCGGGGCGACACGGGCCTGATAGGCTACCGGCCGACGAGGGCATGGAGCGGGCGGTGGCGGCCAAAGTGTTCGGCCTTGGCCAAGTGCTGCCGGGCACGATCAAGAAGCTCCGGGACCACTACGCGGCCAGCTATCGCAAGCGGTACGGGGAAACCCCACCTGACGTGAAGGGGCGGGCGAACCTGAAGATGGCTCACGTGTACCTGGGGCGGGCCTTGGGGTACGTGGGGCACAACGAAATCACCCTGTTCCGCTTCCTGGATTGGGTGTTCGGGAACTGGGAGGCTGTGCGGGACCTGCTACGCCTGCCAGCCGGTGAACGCCCATCCCTGGGCGTGCTGGGCAGCAAGACATTCTTCGAGCGTATGAGGCAGGCCCAGGAGCACGGGTTCCACGGTGCCACGGAAGCGGGCAAACGCGAAGCGGCAAGGGAGGCTGAGAAAGACTATGGCTGGGGGTAAGACGACCACGGAGCACCTGAAGCAACTGGGCATCCCTCCGGTTCACTGGCACGCTCGCCTCGACACAATACCCGACCACGCCTGTCCCTGGAAGCCCCGGCTCCGGGAATACGTTGACGCGATTGCGGAAAACGTGTCCCGGCCCCGGGGCTTGCTCTTGCACGGTATCCACTCCACGGGCAAGTCGGCGGCGGCTGCCATCTGCCTCAAGGCGGCGGCCTGCCAGCGGGTCTATGGGTTCTGGCAGGCGGCGGGCAGCCTGGGCAGCGAGGTGATGGACGATGCTACCTGGGACGGCAAGCCTATCCTGGAGCACTGCCTGGGGGTGCCGGTGCTTGTGCTGGACAATCTACGGCTCACCCGGGAGCAGAAGTGGCGGGACCGGCTGGCGGATGATCTTGTGCGGGCACGGGTGGACGCGAGGCTTTGCACCATAGTCACGACGGAGCACACGACGGAGGAGGTGAAGAACCTGTTCCCAAGCCTGGGGGCTGTGCTGATGGAGGCGGTGGTGCCGGTGCGGGTGTATGGATACGATTTTCGGCGGCAGATTGCCCAGGAGTTGGCATGAGTGAGCTAGGCAAACGGCTTGTCAGAAGCCTGCTCGTAGAGCGTGACATGGAGGTGCTGGCGGCCCAGGGCGTGGGAGAGGGTGACCTGTTTGGCGACGCCCGGGACGCCTTTCGATGGGCCATGTCATTTCTACGGGAGCGGGGTGAATGGCCCACGGCTGCCCAGGTGGAGGAGGGGACGGGCATCCTGCTCCCGGAGCACCTGGACAAGCTGGACTACATCACGGACCTGATCCGGCGGCGGACCCTGGGCAAGGCCATAGAAACCGGCGTGGTCGAGGTGTCCAAGCTGATAGGGGAACGCAAGCCCGACGAAGCCTTGCGGCTGCTCACGGAAACCGGCGTGCGGTTGCGGGCACGTTCGACCAGTGTGGGGGTGGATAGCTTTCGGGCCACGGGTGGGGAACGGCTGGCCTACTATGAGGCCGTGAAGGCCACGGGCGGTCTACTGGGTCAGCCGACCCCGTGGCCCAGTCTGAACAAGAGGATCATGGGATGGGTGGATGGCTCCTTGCACGTGCTGACAGCCTTGCAGAACACGGGCAAGACGTGGTTCGCCTGCATCGTGGCGGCCGACGCCTTGGCCCGTGGGAAGCGGGTGCTGTTCGTGTCGATGGAGATGGCGAATGACCGTATTGCCCGGCGGGTGGCGGCGGTACGCTACCGGGTGCCCTGGGGCAAGTTCCTCCGGTGCGAGTTGGAGGAGGGTACGGAGCGGGAGCTGGCCACCTACGCGGCGGCGGACAAGGAGGGCGAGGGCGACATCCTGTTTGCGGATAAGAAGCGGGTCAAACGGGTGTCCGACGTGGTGGCCCTGACGCTTGACAACCGGCCTGACATTGTGGTGGTGGATGGCGGCTACCGTTTCCGCCCGGGGGCAAGCACGGGCGGCCAGTGGGAAAGCACGGTGGAAATCGTGGCCCAGCTACAAGAGGCGGCGGAGGCTACCGGCCCGCCTTGGATTGTGACGACCCAGCAAGGGGACGCCAGCGAAACGGGCAAGGAGAAGAAGCCCGGGACCAAGATGCGGGCCTGGAACGTGCGGTACGGCAAGGAGTGGGTGATTAACCCGGACATCGTGCTGGGGCTGGCCCAAACGGACCTCCAGCGATTGGATGGGGTGATGGAGCTACACCTGCTCAAGGAACGCGACGCGGCGGCCGACGAAAAGCGGCGGCCCTTTTTCAATATCCACTGGGACTTCAAGGGCATGGACTTCTCGGAACGGGACAGCCTGGAGCTAGGCAAGGAGACAACCTTTGCCCCGGTGGGCAGCGACAGCGAGGTAGAATACTGATGCAACCCTTCCTTCTGAGTAGCGACAAGCGTACCGGGTCCCACTACCTGCAAACGGCTCTGGAGGCCCATCCGGCCATCCGGTGCCGGGGTGAATTCTACAGCCCCAGGGACCAGGACAAGGTGGGACCGAACTGGTTCCAGGAACTCTACTACACGGCGGCCCAGGCCAAGGAGCTGGGCATCGAGGCGGACGGTCTTCTGCTACAGCGGTCGGATGGCGGCCGGGTGGGCAAGTTCAAGGGGATGCGGGGCCTCATGCGAACAGCCCACCCGAACCTGAAGGTGCTCATGCTCTACCGCGAAAACGTGTTCGCCCAGTTCGTGAGCAAGGAGGTGGCCAAGCGACGGAAGCAGTGGTGCTATTTCCAGCATCAGAAGGGCAAGGATGACCCGGACCAGAGTGTGACCGTTACGGTGGACCCGGCCTTCATGCTTCGGGCCATAGGGCGGACGTGGCAGCTATGGCAGCAAGACCGCAAGGAGTGGCAAGCCTTCCCTCAGTTGGTCTTGAAGTACGAGGACGCAGTGGCGGACCTGCCTGGGCAAACGGCCCGCATCTTTGAGTTCCTGGGCGTGCGGCCGGTGCCGGTGCAAAGCCGAGCACTCCTGCAAGGCCAGAAGCCGCTCAGCGAGGTGGTGACGAACTACGCGGAGGCCGTGAACGCCCTACACGGTACGCGGTGGGCGGGGCTGATCGAGCGGTATGGGCTATGAGCCCGAGTTGCTCTGACTGGGGAATTGTGGTAAAATAGGGCAACCAAAGAAAAAGTCCGGCCTCTACGGGCCGGGCGGAAAGGAGCTGCGATGGACGTGCTGGAAGCGGTACGGGCACGCCTTGCCGAGGTGAAGGCCCAGGAGGAGGCACCGGAGCGGCCGGTGCTGGCACGGCTGCAAGAAACCAGAAGCGTGGCCCGGGCGGTTCCGCCTGGGACTGGCCCGGTGACGGTGTACTTCAGCCGGGAGGACGTGCGGCGGCGGTTCTACAAAGCGATGGAGCCGTTGCTGGCGGCTGGCAAGAGCTACGATCCACCCCCGTGCTCCGGGCTGGAGTTTGACGGAGCGTGGTTCGGCTGGGGCCACGCAATCTATACGCTCGCCTTCTTAGAGCGGAAGCACCCCACGGAGAACACCCACGGGGCCTATCTGCGAGGGTGGTTTGCCCATGACGCGGGCAGGCCCTTGGACAGCAACCCGTTCCACGAGCGGGAGAATTATTGGCAGTGGATTAGGTTCTATGGCGGGTGGTGGTGGGGCTGGCGTGAAGCGAACCCTGGCAAGGAGCCCCCGGACTTGGAGGAGCGGGATGCAGTGGGAACACCTGAGCCCAGTGCTGTCACGGCTGGGGCTTGACGCGGCCTCCTTGCGGCCCAGTGCTGCAAAGAAGCAAGTCATGGTCCCCTGTCCCTTCGCTCCGTGGTTCCACAAGACGGGCACGGACACGCGGCCCAGCATGTCCATCCGCTACGGCCTGACCCCGGTGCGGTGGCGGTGCTTTGCCTGCCACGAGCGGGGCAAGCTGTGGGAGCTTGTGGACAACCTTGCAGACCTACGCAAGGAGCCGGAGCTGAAAGAGCTGGCGGCCCGGTTGCTGGATACGGACAAGCTGAGCTTAGAGGAAACGGTGCGGGCGGCTATGGGTGACACGGATGCGTGGCTCTACCCGGTGGAGCGGGAGCCGGTGCCCACCCTGGACGAAGGTGCCTTGGAGCGGTTCCCAAGCGTGTGGGACGTGCCCAGGGCCTTGGACTACTTGCGGCGACGTGTCCCCTACGCGGCCACCATACGGGCGTTCGATCTTCGGTATGACCCAGGCCGGGACCGGCTCCTGTTTCCCGTTAGGCTGGCGACTGGGGGCCTTGTCGGGGCTGTGGGGCGGTTGCTGGTCGAAGGTGAGCCCAGATATTGGAACTACTTTGGCTTCGAGAGCGGTCAGCACGTGGGCGGCCTGGACCGGCTGGCCCCTGGGGCGTGGGTGTACGTGGTGGAGGGGTTCTTTGACCTCTTGCGGATTTGGAAGTGGGCTTGGGATGCAGGTGCGGGGGTGGTTTGCACCTGGACCAGTACGCTCTACGCGGGGCACGTGCGGGAGATTGGGGAGCTGGCGAGAAGCGTGGGAATATGGTATGATGGTGACAGTGCTGGGCGAAGCGGATGGGAGCAGGCCCAAGAGACACTAGGGCCAAGCACCTTCGCACTCCGGCGGGCTGCAATACCCGAGGGAACGGACCCCGGGCAGCTAACGGAGGCCCACTTTCACACCATTCGCTCTAAGATGGAAGGAGCAACGACATGACGGATGAACCCACCACCACCCCCGACGCCGAAGAAGGCGGCGTGCCTGCCTGGGCGGTAGGCTCCGGCCTGGACACCGACATGACGGGTGATCCGCGACCGGACAGCGGCAAGGGCCTTCGGTTCTGGATGCCAAAGGCCACGGAAAAGAAGGTCATTTTCCTCACGGAGGGGAACGCGGCCCCGGTTATCTGGGAGCATCAGTTCCGTATGGGCGGCAAGTGGACGAACTGGGCCACGTGCCTGGAGCCCTTGCGTATGAAGTGCGGGCTGTGCGACTGGGCACTGGGCAACGACGGGAACTACAGCCGGTCCAAGGTGGTGGTCTTTACCATCATCGACACGGACAAGTTCACGGACAAGGCGGGCAAGGAGCGGAGCATGACCAAGCGGCTGCTCGTTGCCAAGAAAGAAACGGCCGAACTCCTGAAGCGGAAGTACGCCACGCAACTGGAGGAAGGGCGTGGCCTTCGCGGGGCCATGTTCAAGGTCTACCGGAGCAACGCGGACACCTCCGCAAGCGTCGGCACGGACTTTGAGTACCTGAAGCACGTGGACCTCGCAACCCTGCCTGACGCGGAGGAACTGCCCTACGCGGAAATCCTGGCTCCGAACCCTGACGCCATGAAACGGATCGTGGAGCGGCTGAAGGGGGAGAGCGGTGCCGGGGGCGGCGGCGTGGAGGGAACGGAAACGGAAGTGGACTACTAGGAGGGGTCCAGCGGCCAAACCCCGGCAAGGGATTGACGGGATGGGCTGCCCCGGCAAAGGACTGTCGGAGGCAGCCTTTTTCTTTGGAGGAGTAGTGTATGCCCACGCAACTGGAACAGGCGGGTGAGTTTGTGGCGGCGGCCCGGCGGTTTGGGGCGTTCGCCTTTGACGTTGAGAACCCGCCAAACCTTCGGCCTTACAGAAAGGATTTCCGGCTGTGCGGCTGTTCCTTTGCGACTGGCACCTACGGCGGCCCCGACGAGCTGGCCTACTACTTCACGGACCCGGCGGCGACCGCACACGTGTGCGGAGAACTATTCCCTGAGCCTGAGCTTGAGGCGGTTGCGTTCAATGCGAAGTATGACCTCCAGTGCTTGCGGGCGGCTGGGGTGATACCGATTTACGGCTACCCGGTGCGGGTGTGCGACCCTATGGTGGCCATGAACTTGATCGACGACAACCGCCATCCGAACCAGCTAGGGCTCAAGGTCCTGATGCGGGACCTGTTTGGCGAGGCCATGATGGAGTTCGAGGAGGCGTGGAAGTACGGCGAGCACTCGCCCCAGTTCCACGCCTACGGCCGGAACGACAGCCTGCAAGAGTTGCGGCTGTGGCAGTGGTGCAAGCCCAGGCTCCAGGCGGACAACCTGGGCAAGCTGTTTGACCGGGTGCTCATGCCGATGAACAAAGTGTTCGCGGACATGGAGCTGGAGGGGTGCCGGTGGGACCTACAGCACGCCCGGGTCTTGCTCCGGGGGTTCCAGGAAAAGCGGCGGGAGTTGGAGGCCCAGATCAAGAGCAAGATCGGGGACCTGAACATCAATAGCGGGGACCAGTTGGCACGGCGGCTCTTTGACGACCTGGGCTACAGCACGAAGGGCGTGGAGTGGCTGCCAAAGGCGGGCCGGTGGAGCGTGGATGCCCGCACGATGGACCACCTTGCCCGGCGATACCCGGTGTGTCACCTGATCCGGTTATACCGGACGGCCTGCAAGATGATTTCCACCTACGTGGAGCCGTTGAGCCGGGCGGCCTTGGAGGACAGTGAGCAGCGGGTTCACCCCACGTTCTGGCTCACGAGTGCCACGGGCAGGACCAGAAGCACGGACCCGAACTTCCAGAATATCCCGGTGTGGCTGGGCGAGGAGTTTGCTCACCTACGCATCCGGGACGGCATAGTGGCGGCCCCCGGCTGGAAGCTGATCGTGGCGGACCTGAGCCAGATCGAGCTTCGCCTTTGTGCCCACGTGACTGGGGACGCCAAGTTCACGGACGCCTATACCTTCTGGCAGTGTACGGAGTGCGACACGCGGGGGCACGAGCACCGGCAACTCTTGCACGCCTGCCCCAAGTGCGGGGCGGCAGAAAGCGAGGCTGTGCTCAAAGGCGGCCGGGGCTTCTGGCACGGCAAAGACATCCACACGGAAACCGCCCAGAATATCAAGGCCCTGGGCGGGGACCGCAAGAAGGGCAAGGTGGCGAACTTTGCTCTGATCTACCTCATCACGGCCTACCGGCTCCACTACGAGAACCCGGACTGGAGTGTGGCCCAGTGGCAGGAGGTGGTGGACGAGTATTTCAGCGAGGAGAACTACTACGGGGTCAGCGTGTGGCACGGCCGGATGGAACGGGCCTTGTGGGAAAAGGGGGTCGTTCAAGACATCTTTGGGCGGAAGCGGCGGTTGCGGCGGGGGGACATAGAACGGCACACGAAGCACGCCTTGAACCAGTTCGTGAACTTCCCGATGCAGGCGGGGGCGGGGAACTACATCATGCGAAGCCTGGGCCAGTTGCGGGAGCACTACGTTGCCACGGGTGAGTGGATTGGCGTGGTGCGGCCTACGAACTTTGTCCATGACGAGGTGGTGCTGGAGGTGCCAGAGGACCGGGTGGCTGACGTGGTGCCAGTGGTACGGCAAACGATGGAAAACGTGGTGCGGTTGAACGTGCCGGTGCGGGTGGGAATCCAGGTGGTGGACAGGTGGGGAAAGGCGAAAGACTGATGAGTGCTGTGACACTGCTATTCCCTGAGAAGTGCTTCGCCTACCTCCGTATCACGCGGGTGGCCAGTACCTCCATTCAGAACGCCCTTGCGGCCTGGGTCGGCCTGCCACCGTGCAACCCCTGGACACGGACATGGCGGGCGGCGGTGCCCATCTACAAGACGGAAGCGACGCGGGGCTACTACCGGGTCGCCTTTGTGCGGGACCCCCGGGCAAGGCTCTATGGAGTGTGGTTGAAGCACTGGGTCCACGACCCGGAGCACCGTCACTTCTGGACGCGGCGGCGGTTTGGCTCCTTTGAGGAGTTTGCCTGGGCGGTGGTGGAAACTACCTGGGACAAGGGGCTGGACGAGCACCTGAAGCCCCAGACGAATTTCGTGCTGCCGGGCGGTGTGCTGGCGGCGGATTTTGTGGGTCGCTTTGAGCGGCTGGGCGACGACTGGCGGCGGCTGCAACTCATGTTCGGCCTGCCCGACCTACCTCACGACAACCGGATAGAGCACCCACCTTTCCAGAACGTGTTCTCCCGGGAGCTGTGGGCGGCGGTGACCCAGCGGTACGTGAGCGACATTCGTGCCTTTGACTACCCCGAACGACGGAGGGTGTAAAGATGCCAAGCTGGGAATTCGACCGGCTGGAGCCGACCATATTGCGGCGGGCTATTGTGTACGCCCACGGCAAGGTCCATGAGCCTGGGTCAGAGAAGTGGCGGTGCCCACCCCACGACGCTGACTTGCTGGCACTGATCCGGGAGTATTATTGCAGGTGGAACGGGCACTGGGAGTTCCCATTCGAGACACGGTGGGTCCTGCTCCAATTCGTGCGGTTTCGCAAGCTGACCCCGGACAAGAAGAAGGAGTGGGTGGAGATACTACAGATGCAGCCCGGCGGGGTGTTCGACCCGGCCAGCGAAGCGGCGGCAACCGGGGATGGAGGGCCAAGCGATGGCGGTGCCTGATCTGACCGATCAGCAAGCCCTCCAGGAGGCGGTACGTGCTGAATTACGGGGTGACGCAGATGCCGACACCCTTGTGGCCCTGCAAAGCCGGGAGCACGTGCGGGCGTGGCTGAATGAACTGCTACGCCTGAAGCAAGACGTGGAGGTGCAACTGATCGAACGCGACGCCAAGGCCAAGCACCACAAGCAAGGATGTCTGGAGCGGGGCAAGGCGGGGAAGAAAGAGTGGTTTGCCTATGAGGCAGAACTGCAAACGTGGCGGGCCTCCGTTATGCGGTTCAAGGCCCGGGTGGAACAGGGCATCCGCATCGTGAAGGAACGTGTGCGGCTGTACGAGGAGGGCGACCGGCTGGCACTGGAGCGGCGGCTCCAGGGCTTAGAACAGCGGTTGGAGTACCTGGAAGATAGGGAGCGTGAGCGTGCCGTGTGACGAAGGGTTGACCCGCTACTACCTGGGGCGGTTGCTGTGGGCGGACCTCCGCTACGTGCCGATGGAGCACGTGGAGGCCCACCTGACGGTCACGACCAAACCATTCCGGGGCGACCCGGAGGAGATGTACCTCTGGGAGGTGAAGGGCGACCGCGTGGGCGTGCCACGTGCCTGGGGGCTTGCGAACCTGATGGCCCCCTGGGACACGGTGGAGGACAGGACAGCGTGGCAGGCGGCCGACTGGGGCGACCTAGTGTGGAAATTCGGTGAGGGGTGGCGGCCTGGGCAGTACGAGGCCGTGAAGGATTTGTGTGAGCAGTTCCTTGACCCGGTGACGCCCCCACGGTGCGGGCTACGCCTGGAGAGCCCGGCGGGCAGCGGCAAGACCCTGATGGGGCTGGCGGTGGGGTGCAACCTACGGACCCCGACGCTTGTGGTGGTTCACAAGGAGGACTTGTGCGAGCAGTGGTGGGACACCCTGGACCACTTCTTCCCAAACGCTACACGGGGCCACGTGCAAGGCGACCGATGGGATTGGGAGGACAAGCACGTGGTCACGGCGATGGCCCAAACGCTCTACTCCAGGCGGGCAGAGCTGCCCCCGGGGTTCAAGCAACGGTTCGGCCTTGTGATCTATGACGAGGGCCACCGCTATCCGGCCCGGACCTTCCAGCACGTGCTCGGGATGTTTCCGGCTCGCTACCGGCTGGCGGTGTCTGCCACGTGGCGGCGGGGGGATGGCCTTGACGACGTGTGGGACTGGCACGTGGGGCCAGTGGGCCACGTTGCACGAACGGAGCGGCTGACTGGGGAGTACGTTCAGGTCCGGTGGAAGACCCGGTTGCGGGATAGCTGGTTCCACTTCGGCGGCAAGCTGAGCACGGCCACCCTTCTGAATTGTGTCGTGAAACAAGAGGATTATCTGAAGTGGCTGGCGGAGCAGTGCGTCAAGGGCGTGGCGGCTGGGCGGCGGGTGCTACTGGTCAGCGACCGGGTATCCATGCTCTATCGGCTGTGGTGGATGATCCCACGGCTACGCCCGGGCACGGTGGCGGCGGCATACTGCCGGAGCTGGCCAAAGGATGAAGGGGCGGCCATAGAGGGCAAGGTGCCAAAGAAGCGGGCCACGGTGAGCAAGAGCGAACTCCTGCTCGCAAAGAAGGCCCCCATCGTTCTGGCGACGTATGGTATGATGGCCGAAGGAACGGACATGCCCACCCTGGACACCCTGATCTTCGGGACGCCCCGGGCAGAGGTGGAGCAGGTGGTGGGGCGAATACAGCGGCCGGAGGGAACCAAGAAGCCGCTCTTGATCGTTGACCCCGTTTTCACGACCCCCTACCTGGAAGCCCTGGGCGGGAAGCGGGCCGAAACCTTTGACCGTTTGGGCTTCCGTAGGAGGACCTGATATGAGCGATGCCGACAAGAGCCCAGGCGAGGCCATTGTGGCCCCGGTGTCAACCCCGGACAAACCGGCCAGCGTCTATATGAACGTGACGCGGTTGTGGAAGACCAGCGGCCGGGTGGAAAAGGAGGAGGCCGAGGAAAACCCCATCGAGGTGGCGGCTCCGGTGCCTGGGGTGCCTTTGGCCCAGGTGACCCACGGTGGGCGGCTGACGTTGAATATGGGGAACTACGAAACGGCTCAGGTGACCGTGGAAGTGACCCTGCCATGCTACCCGGAGGAATTGGACGTGGCCTACAAAGCGGCCCGGTCCTTTGTGGAGCAGCGTATGAACGCGGAGGCAACGGCCCTCCGGGAATACCGCAAGAAGAAGGCTGGAGGGTAGCATGAGCGAGGACCCGTTGCGTGACTTTATTGCTGGCATCAATGCAGCCTACAAAGGGGAGGTCATGGAGGTGGGCGGCCGGTTTGGGGCCTTGACCCTGAGCCGGTTTTCCAGTGGCGTGCTCAGCCTGGACACGGGCCTGGGCGGCGGCTGGCCCTTTTCCCGGGTGGTGGTGCTGGCGGGAAACGAAAGCACGGGCAAGACCTTGCTCGCCCTCAAGGCGGCCAAGTCCGTGATGGAGTACGACCACAAGACCCATCGGCACCGAGACTTCTGCAAGGATGGCTCGTTCACCCCCGGGCGGTGCTTGTTTGTGGACCTGGAGGGAACCTTTGACCTGGAGTGGGCCAAGGTCCACGGCTGGGACGACACGTGGCACGCGGTCGCCCGGCCGGAGTACGCGGAGCAGGCCATCGATATCATAACGGCTGCTCTGGAGGAGGGGCTTTTCGACCTGATCGTGCTGGACAGCGTGGCCATGATGAGCCCCACGGCGGAAATAGAAAGTTCCACCGAGGACTGGCAGGTGGGCCTCGCGGCCCGGCTCGTGAATAAGGCCATGCGGAAGTGGACCAGCCGGTTGAACAAGATGGCCCAGGGCAACTCGGCGGGCGGCCCGATGGTGCTGTGCCTGAACCAGTTCCGCGTCAACATCGGCCAGATGTTTGGGGACCCCCGCACGTTGCCCGGCGGCATGGCTCAGCGGTTCTGTGCCAGCATCATCATCTACACAAAGTCCGCCAAGGTGCTGGACGGTGACGACAAGGAAACCGCGACCGTGGAGCTGGGCGGGGTGTGCTACAAGAACAAGACCTACATCCCCCGGATCAACTTCGCGTTCGAGATGGGCCTACGGGAAGGCGGCAAGCTGTCGAAGGGCATGGTGGACAACCTGAAGCAGATGCAAAGCCTGGGGCAGAAGTACCGGCTCATCCAGAAGGTGACAGAGGGCTCCACGGATAGGTGGCGGTTCGGGAAACGGGAGTGGCCTACCCGCAAGGCCCTGATGGAGGAGGTGGAGCGGGACCCCGGGCTATGGCGGCAACTCTGGCGGAGTATCGTTGCGGTGGCGACCGAAAAGGTGGTATGATGGGTCGGCGGTACGACATAGTGGAAATCACGGGCTGGGCCAGCCTGGAAGCTGACCCGGACTGGGTGGCTCTGCAAGAGCGGCGGCGGGTGGCCCGGGAGAATTACGAACGGAGGCAGCAAGAACATGAAGCGACCCTACGTGCTGGGCATAGGGCTCCCCAAGACGGGGACGCTGACCCTGACAACGGCCTTGAACCGCCTGGGCTGGCGTGCGATGCACAATCACGCTCGGGGGAAACGGATTGTGCAACAGAACCGTGAAGCCGGGCGGCCTTTGTTGGCTGGCAAGCACGGGTTCACGGCCTTCACGGACAACCCGTGGCCAAACCTCTACCGCGAGATCGACGCCCAGTACCCGGGCACCTTGTTCATCTACACGGTGCGGGACACGGTAGAGTGGCTGGAAAGCCGGGTGAAGCACGCCCAGCGGAACGCGGGGAACCCGGGCTACACGGGCGGCTGGATTGTGGAACACCCTGAGCGGTCGTTGCTGCAATACGCTCAGCATGATGCTGAGGTGCGGGAATACTTTGCGGGGCGTGCGGATTGGTTGGAGTTTGACGCTTGTGGGGGCGACGGCTGGGAAAAGCTGTGCCGGTTCCTTGGCCCCTACGTGCCCCGGTTGCGGGTGCCCCAGACGCCATTCCCCCACAAGAACAAAGCGGAGGTCCTTGCCAAGCAAGCGAAGCGGCGGCGGGACTTTGAACGTAAGAAGAAGGAGGTGCTACGTGCTGCAAAGACTAGGAAGACGCGGGGCACGGGATGACCGTGACCAGAAGTTTCTCATGCGGTCAGTGGTGGCCCAGCGTGGGGCCAGCAAGCGGAACAAGAGGAACTGGAAGAACGTGTGGGCTGGCGACCAGGGGGTGACCCCCCAGTGCGTCGGCTACGCCTGGGTCCACTGGCTCGAAGATGGCCCGGTGACCCAGGTGCGGGCACGGCCCCCGGTGCTGGACCCGGCGGTGCTCTACCACGAAGCCCAGAAGGTGGACGAGTGGGAGGGCGAGGACTACGAGGGGACCAGCGTGCGGGCCGGTGCCAAGGTGCTCCAGGCTATGGGCTTCATCAACGAGTACCGATGGGCCTTTGACCTGGACACCCTTGTGGAAGCGGTGCTGGAGTACGGCCCGGTCGTGGTGGGGACGAACTGGTATGCGGGCATGGACGAGCCTGACCGCGAGGGCATTATCCATGTCCGTGGCAGTATACGAGGCGGCCATGCCTGGGAGATCAGGTCGGTGGACCGGCTGCAAGGTTTCTTCGGCATGAAGCAGAGTTGGGGACCCGGCTGGGGCAACCGGGGCTTCGCCCGGATCAGCTTCAAGGACGTGGACCGGCTGCTCATGGAATACGGGGAAGCGTGCCTTGCCAGCGAGGTTCGCCTGATGCCCCTGGGGGAGGCGGCGTAGTGGGCAAAGAGTTCAGGATAGGTGACCGGGACCCCAAGATACCCGGGCGGTCGGCACTGGGCTCCAGCAAGGCCCGGCAGACCCAGATCGTCCAGCACGAGCAGGCTATAGCCGACCGGATACCTGGGGGTGAGCGGCAACCGGCCAGCGGTGCCCTTCCGCACAAGAAGGGCGACGTGAAGCTGGAACATTTCATTCTGGACAGCAAGGAAACGGCTGGGGCTGTGCTGAACGTGGCGGCGGCTGACCTGACCAAGGTGGTCCGCCAAGCGGGTGAGCACGGCAAGCTCCCGGGGCTTGTGCTGACGGTGGGGCGTGTGCCTGCCACGGTGCCCCGGGAGTGGGTGGCTGTGCCTTTGGAGGTCTTTGCCCAGATGGTAGAAAACGGACAAGATAGGGGATTGACATGAGTGGACTTGTGGGTGCCTTTGACGTGGGCCATGCCCCGGAAGCGGGCACCATACCCGGCGGCGTGCCTGACTTGGGCAAGCTGGCCCAGTCCTTTGTGGATGGCTGGCCACGTGGCGAGGTGGTGATTGACACCATTCGGGCCTCTGGTATCTATTTCCACTGCCCCCGGGAGTTTGTGCTGAACTACTGGCGGCCGGTGCCCACCTCTGACTTCGATCTGAAGTCCTATCTGAAGATGGGGACGGGCAGCTACCTCCACGAGTGGCTTCAGAACGTGTGCCTGGGTCCTTTGGAGGTGCTGTGGGGGCACTGGATACGGCCAAACCCGGAGGCCACGATGGACCCGGAGTACGATGGCCCCCGCTACGGCCCCCCGGGCGGCGTCACGCCTTGGGTTCGCGTCACGGGCTACCACCCGGACCCGGAGCTTACAATCTACGAGCACGTGAACCAGCGGCCTTTGACGTGGAGCTACCTGGAGCCCCGGTGGGTGGACCCTCTTTACCGGATCAGCGGGCACGTGGACGGTGAGGTGAGCCTGGATAGGATGCGGGTGGCCCTGGAGTACGTGAAGGACTGGATGCTGGACCCGGCGGCCGTCCGCACACGTGTGCGGGCTTGCCCAGGGGATGACCGCGATCTGTTGGAAATCAAGACCAGCGGCACGTATCAGTTCGGCAAGCTGGCAGGCCCCGGCTCCATCCCGGACTACTACAAAGCCCAGGCAGAAGCCTATCAGCACGGGTGGAAGAAACGGCGGACCCTGTTCTGGTTTGTGGACCGGGACACGATGGGCAGCAAGTGTATCGCCTACGTCCAGGAAGGCGGGTGGCTGAAGGAAAACCTACGCAAGGCCCGCATCACCTGGGAGGCGATCCGCGACGAGGTGCTGCCCGAGGGGATGATGGCGTGCCGTACCCCCAAGGACCGGCGGGCCAAGTCCTGCCCCCACCGGAAAGCGTGCTGGGCCACCCTGCCCAAAGACCTGGACGGTTGCAAGACCTTCCCGGAGTACGTGGCCAAGTGCAAGGAGGCCCAGCCCGACCGCAAGTGGCTGGACCTGACGGGCCTGGACTTCACGGAGTAGCTTGACAAGGCGGCCCGGCTGTGATACGGTGCTGGGCATGGCCAAGTTCAGAGCAAGACCGGCAATCAAAGGCTCCCAAGGGCGGGCGGATGACCTGGGGGGCACCTACTTTCGCTCCAAGTGGGAACGGAACTACGCCCGGTTCCTGAACTACCTTGTCAGCGTGGGGCGAATTGCCCGGTGGGAGTATGAGCCGGACACGTTCGACTTCCCAGTGCGGCGGGGCGTGACCAGCTACACCCCGGATTTCAAGGTGTGGCTCCTGAACGGGACCCACTTCTACGTGGAGGTCAAGGGCTACCTGGACGCCACGAGCAAGACCAAGCTGAGCCGGATGGCCAAGTATCACCCCGACCAGCGTGTTCGGCTAGTGGACACGAAAGAGTATGGCTCGATCCGGCGATATTACCGTGAACGCCTTCCCGCCTGGGAAGACTGAGCACCTATCCATCACGTTCTGGTATATCGGGCGGCTGGGCAACGTGCTGCTCCAGGTGGTGAACGGGGTCCACTACGGCAAGCTGACCAAGAGCAAGGTCACGGCCCACGCCTTTGGGTGCTTGCAGAAATCCCAGTGGGACTTCACGGAGGGCCATCCCACCGTCGCCTCTGTTCGCCAGTGTACCGTCCGCCACCTCAACTTCCCGACACTGGCCCCCTACGCCCCGACTGTCGCGGAGAAGCGGATTGCGGCTATACGACACGTTCGGCACCGTTTGCGGCTGCCAGCGGTGGACGTGCGGCCGAATACGCTAATCCTGTCGGTTCGCTCCGGGGACATCATGGACCCCAAGGTGGCCCACCCCCACTATGTCCAGCCCCCGCTCGCGTTCTACGAGCGGGCTATGGCTGACGCCCAGGCGGCGGAGGCAATAATACTGACGGAGCCTGACCGGGTGAACCCGGTGGCGGATGCCTTGGCCCAGCGGTACGGGCTACGCATCCATGACGGGGACATCGCCTGGGCCTTTGCGGCGTGCCTGCAAGCGGAGCACCTATGCCACGGCTACACCTCCTTCATCTATATGGCGGCGTGGCTGTCCCAAGCGGTGCGGCACGTCTACACCCCGGCCGGGCAGTGGTCCATCTGGGTCACCCGCCAGAACATGACCCGGCTCCGGCTGGCGGACATCCAGTGGTGCCAGTTGCACTCCTACGATTTGCCCGGCTACATCCCACGCGGGGCGTGGACTGCCAGCCCTGAGCAAGTGGCGGGGCTGCTCAGTTACCCGTATTCTCAGGTCACCCCGGAAAATCTTTCTCCCTGAAACGCGGGGAATTCCACGGTTTCCGAATTATTTTCGGAATTCGGGCCAGTTTGGAGGGTTGCGGACTTGTATTGCAACCGATACCGGCTATACTTGGATCATGGCAAGCACAAACCCCCAAACGCAAAGGAACCAGACATGGCAACCTACCTGAAAGACCTGAGCGTGGCCTTGGAAGTGCCGGAACGGCAAGTGCTGGCCTGCATCGCCAACTCCTTGGGGGCTGGCCCCTACGTGACGCCGGATATGGCGGACCACCTGGGGGCGGATTGGGTGATCGACGAGGCCCTGCCCTGGGCGGTGGAGCACGCCCCGAACGCGGACAAGGCCAAGCAAGCGGACCAGCTACGGGCCAAGCTGGCGGCGGCCCGTGCGGGCGACACCTGGGCGGTGTGCCGTGGCAAGCTGGCCCACCCGGGCATCACCTGGACGGTGGTGGCCACGGGCCTGGACGCCAAGGCGGCGGAGGCCCAGGTGCTTGACATGCGGCGGGACGGCAGCCTTGTGACCATGATGGCGATGGGCGAAGTGGCTGCCCGGACTGGCGGTGCCTGCGATACCTTTACACTACGGCCCGGCGACGCGGACCTGGAGGACTGAACTGTGCCCGATCCTACCCTCACCCTTGTGGAGCTTGTGCGGCTCCGTGCGGCCACCGAGGCCCAGCTACGGGAGCCGGGTGCCGACCTGGACTACCTGAACGACGTGCTGGCGGAGGTGGACGCGGTGCTGGCCCTGCCCCGGCTGTGCCGACACTGTGGGCGGCCGGTGATGGCCTGCCCGGACCCGGCGTGCGACTACCACCACGCTCGGCCCGGTGGGCTGGCGGACTACCCCAAGGACTGCAAGGCGGACCTGGAGCTGGCCGACCTGGAGCCGGAGCTATGACCGAACACGTGCTGACATCCGTGCGTTGCGGGTGTGCTTGCCACCTGGGGCGGGCTGGGGCAACCCGGCTCGCCCCTTTTTCAGAAAAAAGATTTCCCCTGAAACCCGGGGGAAAGTGGACTTCCCAGAAGTATTTTCGGAATTCGGGCGAATTGGAGGGGTTGCGGACTTGCACGGTAGCCGATACCGGCTATACTTGGGGCAGTGGTGGCAAGCAAACCCCAAACGACAAGGAGCCAAGACAATGACTACGACTTGCAAGAAATGCCACGGGCGTGACGGCCGGACGATGGAGGCCAAGGGACAGACCTTTGTGAGCCCCTACACGAACGGCGACGCGGTGCGGCGGCTGGCCGAGGCCGTTGCGGACGGCCGGGTGAAAAGCGACTTTGCCCGGGAGCTGGTTGAAAAGTGGGCACGCTACAACCGCCTGAGCGACGCTCAGTGGGTGTGGATTCACAAGCTCGTACACGACCGCCTGGACCACCCCTACGACCCCAGCGAGCGGGCTGTGGACCTGGGCGTGGACGGGCTGGCGGGCATCACTGGATGCTTTGCCACGGCGGGCAAGGCCCTGAAGCACCCCCGGCTCCGGTTTGAGCTGGAAAGCGGCGTGACGGTGGTGTGCAAGGTGGCGGGTGCCCGGAGCCGGTATGCTGGCGACATCCACGTTACGGACGACAAGGAGTACGGGGCGAACGCCTACTTTGGACGGATTGGCAAGGACGGCCGATTTTACCCCGGGCGGAACGCCACCGACGAGATTGTGGCCTTCCTGAAGCGGTTTGCGGCCGACCCGGCTGGCATGGCCATCGAGTACGGCAAGCGGACGGGCCGGTGCTGCTTCTGCGGGCGGGAGCTGAAGCACGGGGAACTCGGGTACGGCCCCCAGTGTGCCAAGAACTGGGGCCTGCCCTGGACCGAGAAGCTGGCCAAGGACAGCCGGGTGGTGGACCCGGTGCCGGTGGTGGGCATGGTGACCCCGAAGGCGGACCCGGCCCCCAAGACGGACCCCAGCCCCACCGATGACGCCCCCAAGGCGGACCCCGTTACGGAGGAGCACACGGAGGGCACCTACACGAAGTTCAAGGTGCGGGTGTACGCGGCCGGGACCATGAAGCCCCTCACGACGATGGACTACTACGCCACGGCGGACGCCTTTGGCAAAGCCTGGGCGAAGCGGACGGCCAAGTACCCGGAGGCCGTGATCCTGAGCTATGGCCTGACGGACGAGGGGTGGGTGCCCTACTGGGGCCAGAACACGGACGCGGCTGGCGTGGAGCACAAGCCGGAACCGGCCCGCAAGAGCAGCCCCAAGCCCCGGCGGAACCTGATCCGCATCGAGGTGCGACGCCGGGACGTGCCGGGCGGCGGGTACGTGGCCACGGTGGTGAGTGGCCAGTTGCACGAAGACAAGAACTGGGCGGCCGGTGCAAACCGTGCCCAGGCCCTTGCGACGCTTGGAGCCCACCTGAACATGGAGGGGGTGAAGGGCGACGTGGAAGTGGTGGACGTTTGACCGCACACGTGTGCGGGGCCTGGGAGTTGCCACGGTGGCGGCTCCCAGGCTATACTACCTGAAACCGGCCCCAGGCCGACACCTGGGGCCACTAGGCAAAGGAGCCTTGACATGAGTACGACAACGACCAGCGGCAACGTGACGGTGACCCTGAACCCCAGCGTGGCGGCCCGGCTGGAAGACCTGGGCGGCCCGTTCATGGACGCGGCGGGCAAGCGGCGGGCCACGACCGTGGAACTGGCCCCGGACGTGGCGGCCAAGGTGCTGCCAGAGATCGAAGCCCGACGCGAGGAGGCGGCCGGGCAGTACGAGGCGACCAAGGATAGGAAGTTGGACAGGCTGGCCCGGGGCTTGCACAAGCTGGCCCAGGCCATTGTATCCCAAGTGACAGCCCCGGACGCCGGGGCGGAACCTGAACTGGAGGACGACATGAGTAAGGACAAGGACACCGACAAAGCGACTACCCCCGAGGCCCCGGCCCCGGAGGCGGAAGCGGCAACGGCCACCGCAACGGCGGAGGCCCCGGCGGCCGATCCGACCGAGGTGGTTTCGCCCGAGGCCACCGGCCCCGGGACGGAGCTTGTGATCCCGGAGGGGCGTGCCCTGGACATCTGGGCGGACAGCGACGCGGCCTTTGTGCCCGCCCTGAAGCGGGACATGCCCCCGGAGGTGCGGCGGGAAACCGTGCGGGACCTCTGCCACAAGGCCACGATGGCGGACGACCGCCTGCAACTCGTGGCGGGTGAGTTGCTGTACGAGGTCCACCGGAACCACTACTGGAAGGAGTGGACCAAGCCGAACGACCAGGGCGAAGCCACCGCCTTCGCAGACTTCGACGACTACTGCGAAAACGAGCTGGGGATGCGGCGGCGGAAGGCCGAATACCTGATCGGGGTGTACGCGAAGTTCGTGGTGGAGCTGGACCTCCCCAAGGAACTGCTCCGCGACCTGGAGTGGACCAAGGCCCGGGAGCTGATTACCGTTATCACGGCCGACAACGCGGAGGAGTTGCTGGGCAAGATCAAGGGCATGACCTACAAAGATGTCCGCGACATGGTGCGGGCCATGCGGGGCGGCGGCACGGCCGGGGAAACCGACGCGGAGAAGATGGTGACCCTGACCTTCCGGTTGCACCCGGATCAGGCGGAAAACGTGAACCGGGCTATCGAGATCGCCCAGGGCATGGCCAAGAGCGACAAGACCGGGCACGCCCTGGACCTGATCTGCCTGGACTTTGTGGGCAGTGCGGCGGGTGCCACCCCGGACGCGGCTCTGGTGAGCCTGGGCGTGCTCATCAAGCACGTGGAGCGGGCCTACGGTGTGGAGCTGGAGGTCAAGAGCGTGGACGAGGCCCGCTACGACAGCGGCAAGGCGGAGGAAGCCCCGGCGGCGGCCAAGGAGTAGGCGGCCCCGGCGGCATGGCGTGACAAGCCCCTGGGGGCTGCCTGGGCGTACCTGGGCAGCCCCCGGCTCGTTTCATGGAGGTGTACCGATGGCAGTGACAGCGGCGGACGTGGCGGCCCAGGTGGGCGGATACGTGGGCTGGCCCGTCTACTTGGAGCACAAGGGCGACCACGAATGGCACCTGGACAAGTACAAAGGCCCAGGTGGCGGCCAGCGGACCCGCTACTTGCTCACGCCTACGGATGGACGTGTGCGGTGCTCCTGCCTGGGCTGGATGAAATATGGGGACTGCAAGCACCTCCGGGCCTTGCGGGCGGACTGGGCGTGGGTCAAGGATGGCGGGGTGGTGCCGGAGTACGTGCAAGCCTACCTCCCGGAGCTTGTGCTGGGCCTGGACTTGGAGGGCGGGATTAGCATGGCCCGGGCAGCGTGTGAAGCCCTGGACCAATCGGAGCCCTTGGACTACATCGGAAGCGTGACCTTGCCCTTGCTCCCGGACAGCCCGGTGGGCCTGGAAACCGCCTGGGCAGTTCACCGTTTCCCAGACGGCCGGGGCCTTGCGGTGGTGCTGGCGGCAGAAAACGTCGAATTTTCTTCTCCCTGAAACAGGGGGAAAACTGGAGGTTCTGAATTATTTCGGGAAATCGGGTCGAATTGTGCTGGGCTGGAGTTGCACGGTAGCCGATACCGGCTATACTTGGGGTAGTGGGTGGCAAGCACCCGACACGCAACCCGAACCAAAGGAGCCAAACGATGACACACAAGCCGGACCTGACCAAAGAGATGCGGAAGCCTTTGTTGCTGGCCTTCCGTACCGGAGACAAGAGCTACCGCTTCTTCCAGATCGTGGGCTGGAAAGCCCGTGCGGAGTTTGCGGCCGACCATAGCGACGACGCTGGGCGGTACGTGTGCGACTGTGTACGGTTCAAGATCGAAAGCCGGTGCGAGCACGTTGAACTCCTGGACGCGGACGTGCGGGAGCGGGTGTACGGTGCCACGGACTGGCGGGACGAGGGCGGGATTATCCCCTGGGCCACGGACGAGCCCTTTGCCCACGTGCTTGTGGTGGACCAGGAAACGAACCGGGCGGGCGTGATGGACGACGACCTGGGCGACCTGAGCCTGGAGCGGCTGTGCTGGCACCTGACCCAGCCGGGCGAAACCTCCACGGCAAAGGGCAAGCTGAACCCCCGACGCATCTTTGCCGAGGTTCAGGCCAGCGAGGCGGGTGGCCTCACGATCAATCACCCGGACGTGGCCAAGGCGGGCAAGCGGGTGGCCCCCATCACCCCGGTGGACGCTGGGGAGGACGAGGACCTGGGCGACCCCCTGGAGGCCATGAAGGACGCCGACGAGGTGGAGCCGGAGGAGGCCAAGCCTACCCCGGCGGCCAAGGCCAAGGCGGAGCCGGGCCTGCCTGCCTGGAAGAAGGTGAAGCGGCCGAACTCCAAGGACTTCTACGTGAAGCCGGAGGTGTGGGAGGCCCTGCAATACGCCCTCCACACGGGCGAGAACATCATGCTGATCGGCCCCAGTGGATCGGGCAAGAGTGAGGTGTGCTACCTCGCGGCCAAGGCGGCGGGCCTGCCCCTGGAAGCCTTCAATATGGGAGCCACCACGGAGCCCCGGCTGACCCTGATCGGTGCCACCCACTTCAGCAAGGACGAGGGCACGTGGTTCAGCGAAAGCCGGTTTGTGCGATCCGTGAAGCGGGACGCCGGTGCCTGCCTCCTGGACGAGGTGACCCGGGCCAGCCTGGACGCGGGCAACATCCTGCTCCCGTTGCTGGACCGACAGGGCTACTTGCCCCTGGACGAGGGCGAGGGCAGCCCGGTGATCCATCGCGGGGCCAAGGTTTGCATGATGGCGACCGCGAACGTGGGCATGACCTACACGGGCACCACCGCGATGGACACGGCCTTGAAGCAACGGTTCGGGACCATTATTGCGATGGACTACCCCCCGGCCGAAAACGAGGTGCGGGTGCTGATGGGGCGGTGCCCTGGGCTGGAGTTGCGGTACGCCCAGCGGCTAGTGAACATCGCCACGGACCAGCGACGCCTTGCCCGGGCCGAGGAGCAGTTTCAGGAGGAAATCAGTACCCGGATGCTGATTAGTGCTGGCGAGAAGATTGCGGCTGGCATGGACTTCAAGGTGGCCTGCGAGTTTGCGATTGTGAACTTTTTCAGCGAGGAGGGCGGGGACGCCAGCGAGCGGACCCAGGTGCGGCAGATTATCCAGAAGGCGGGTTGACCGCACACGTGTGCGGCGGGTGCCCGGCCCGGTGGCCTTGGCGGGCACCCTGGGCGGCCGACGAATTATTTTCGGAAAAATGACCAGAATGGAGGTTTGCGGACTTGCACGGTAGCCGATACCGGCTATACTTGGGGCAGTGGTGGCAAACAAACCGCAAAGGAGCCAAGACATGACCAAGCGACGCAAGAGCCTGATCGACGACCTGACCCCGGTTGCCCACGGTGGTGACGGGGTGGGCGACTACCTGGACGGTGCCCTGGAGCACACGGCGGCGGTGGACCGGGCAACCCGGGGCCGACGCCTGAGCAGCGAGTGGGCCATGCGGCGGACCCGCAAGACGGACCCGGCCGACGTGGTGTGCGACATGATGCGTATCCGCAACGTGGTGGAGAACTTGCTGAAAATCCACGGCATCCCGGACGGCACGGACATCAGTATCGCCTCCCTGGGGCAAGGTGCCCGGGGGGCGGCCAGCTTCCGGGGCCTGCCAGCCTTCACCGGCCCCTACATCCTGCTCGACAAGACCATCTACGAGCAGGCGGACCCCGAGGACGTGATGGACGTGTACCTGGGGGCGGCCTTGCACGAGGCCGGGCACCTGAACGGGACCCGCCAGATGTTTCGGCGGTTGCACGCGGGGGAGCTGAAGGGCGAGCGGCGGATGTGGGAGGGGTTGCTGGAGGACGAGCGGATCGAGGCGGCCGAAAAGAAGCGGAGCCCTGGATACGCGGGCTACTTGCACGCCACGAAGCGAGCCCTCTTTGAGAAGAAGGAGTTTGGGTTTGCCTTGGCGAACTGGGCGGAGCTGCCCGACCTGGACAAGGTGGCGGCGGTGGCCTTTGCCTTTATCCGGTGCCCCTACACCCTGACCGAGGAGCACAAGACCTGGACGACAGTGACCGGGGCCTGCCCCTACGAGGAACTCCGCAAGACGCTGGACCGGGTGCCCGAAACGGAGTGGGACGTGGAGGACCTGGGCGGCAAGCTGATGGACTGCCTGGACGCCCTACGCAAGCCCTACCGCGACATGAAGGACGCGGCCAGTGGCGACGCGGGCGACTTTGCCGAGGAGCTGGCCAAGGCCCTGGGCATTGACCCGGAGGAGCTGAAGAAGGCGATGGAGGACGCTGGGGCTGGCGAGGGCGAGGCCGGTGAAGGCGAGCCCAGTGACGCGGCCCCAGGTGGCGACAGCGGGGACGCTGACGGCGAAGGTGCTGGCAGTGGCGAGGAGGCCGAGGGTGGCGACAGCGGGGCGACTGGGGACGATGACGCGGAGCCTGGGGACGGTGGTGTTGGCGGGGCTGGCGACGGCGACGCAGAGCCGGGTGACAGCGAGGGCAGCGAAGGCGAGGGCCTGGGCGAAGGCGAGGGCAGCGGTGCGGGTGCTGGCAGTGGTGCGGGCGACGACGGCACCGAGGCCGAGGGGGGCAGCCCCACGGGCAGCGACGCCGACCCGACCTCCAGCCTGACCGGCAAGGGCACCCCGGGCGGTGGAACGGGCAGCAAGGCCCCCACCCGCGAGGAAATTGAGGAGGCGATGGAGCGGATCGCCAAGCAAGGGCGGGCGGATGACCGCGACGCCCGTGACGCGGCCAAGGCTCGGGCGGCCGAGGAAGCGGCGGCCCCCAGCGAGCGGAGCCTAGACGGCTTGGACAGCGTGGAGCGGATCAGCGAAACGGCCCGCGAGGACGAAAAGACCATGCGGGCGGCGAAGCGTGCCCTGGACAAGGTGGAGGCAGCCCGCGACAAGGTGGAGGCCATTATGGTGGACCGCAAGGGGCGGTTCAGCATAATTGACCTGAGCCGGATGGTGGAGCGGCTGGAAAGCTGTGGCAGCCCGCTAGACGTGGACGAAAGCGTAGAGCTTGCCAAGGCCACCGAGGACCGCCTGGAGTTTGGCGAGGAGTGGAAGGCCGGTATGCCCCGGCGGACGGTTATCACCCACCCCAAGCCGACCGGCGGTGCCCGCAAGCGGTTTGACGCGGCTATGGCAGAAGTGAAGGGCTACGTGGCCCGGACGAAAGCCCTGTTTGCCTTCCGGCTGGGGAAGCGACAGTACACGCAACGGGAGCGGGCGGAGGGACGCCTGGACCGGACCCGGCTGGCACGTGCCCAGAACAGCAACCGCATCTTCAAGACCAGCTACACCCGCGAGGACAAGGGACTGGCGGTTTGCCTGCTCCTGGACGAGAGTGGCAGTATGGGCGGGGTGTGGGTGGACCGGGACGGCAAGATCAGCCGCTCGGCTGCCAGCAAGGCCCTCCAGATTGCGGCTATGTTTGCCAGTGCCTTGAAGGGCGTGCCCGGCGTGGAGCTGGAAGTGTACTCTTACGGCTCTTGCGGCCCGGACGAAAAAGACTGCCTCGTGAAGTACCTCTACGGGAAGCAGAACCCGGAGCTGGCCAGCGTGGGCGGTTACAAGGGGAGCTGCCAGAACTACGACCATATCGCCATCCGCACGGCGGGCGACCTGTTTGTGCAGAACACCCGCAACGACAACCGCCTGATGATTGTGCTGAGCGACGGTGCCCCGGCTGGGCACTGCTACGGCGGGAGCGAGGCCCGGCGGGCTACCCGCGACGAGGTGCAACGCAACAAGAAGCGGGGCATCCAGACCGTGCAAGTTGCCATCCAGAACTTCAGGAGCGAGGATATGTTTGAGCACGTGATCCGGTTCACGGACTTTGCGACCCTGATCGCCAAGATGCGGGGGTTGCTGACCAAGGTGGTGAAGCAGATCACGAACACCTGATGGCCACCGGCCCGGGGGTGCTGGGGGTTTGGGTGGCTCCTTTACCCCGGCCCCCCGGGCCTTGCAATACACAAGCCCCGCACACGTGTGCGGGGCGACCTTTGTGCCCTTGAACTGTGGAGGCTATTATGGCCAAGCGAAGCGATGCAAAGACGGCCCGTGTGCGGGCCTACCTTGAGGACAACCCCCAGGCGACCACGGCGGCCGTCTGCAAGGCCCTCAAGCGGTACGGAGTAAACTCCAAGGATGTGGCGAACGCCCGACGTGGGCAGCGACAGGCGGCCCAGCGGGCGGCCCAGGCGGTGGCACCGGGCAAGGCGGCCCCGGGCATGGCGATTGAGATTTGTCTGCCCGATGGCGGGGTCACCCTGAAGCTGAAGAATTGGAAGGGCATGATCGGCACCTTCACGTTCACGGAGGCCGGGATGCGGTATGCCCGGCCAAACACCAAGCGGCGGTCCGACCGCGACGTGCCCTACACGGTGGTCGAGCAACTGATGGACCTGGGCGTGGTAGCCCGCAACGGCTAGGACTGGTATAATGGCAGGGCGACGCTTGAGCGTATGGATACCGGAGGGGGAGCTGTGGTTCTTCACGGTGCTGGACCGGCTGGCCCAGCACGTGGAGGCCACGGGCTGCCCCACAAGCCTGGGCGAGGTGGTGCGGGGGGTGCTGAAGCAGGGCCTAGAGCCCAAACGGAAGAAGCTGGGCATCGAAAAGGATGACCCCGTACCCCTGGACCAGGACGCGGGCCTGGGCAAAGGCCAGAAGCGGAGCATAGCGTTCAGGCGGGAAGACATGGACGTGGTGGAGGCCCTGGAGCGGATTGTACGTGCGAAGCGAGCAAGCGGGTTTCGCACGAGCTTCAGTCACGAACTGCTACGGGTGGCCCGGGCCGGTTTGCTCACCGGCCTGGAACCACCCGGGGCAGCCCTAGACCGTGCGATACTTGCAGAGGAGCCGGAACGGTGCTGATACCCCAAGCAAGCCTTGATGACTTTGGCGTGTTCCTTGCCCAGGCGATGGGCATACGGCTCCGCAAGCACCCCAAGCCCTTGCCCACGGGCGAGCACGCTCGGTTCATGCTGGGCGAGCGGCTGGCGGTGGTGCGGAATACCACCGTGGAGGAGGTGGAAGGTGAGCCATGCCTGGAGGTATGGTGCGGGGACACCGAACGCCTTGACGAATTGGACAAGCACTGGGGCGGCTACTTGCTGTCCCAATTAGAAAAGGAGGTGCCAGATGGCAGCCTACACAAACCCCCTGACGGGAGCTGAGTTTGACGATGCGGTGGAGTACGTGGACAGCCTGATCGCAAGCTGGCACAAGCTCCAACTCCGCAAGCATCAGGTCGCACAAGCGGACGCGGCCTTGACGGAGGCCCTGGACGACGCGGCGGGCCAGAAGAACGTGACCAAGGGGCTGGTCAAGATTTCTGGTAGCTTGGACACCGTGAAGGTGACCCGCAAGCGGAACGTGAAGTACGAAAAGGAACGCGGGGCACGCCACCCACTGGCGGTCCTCATTCAACGCTACCCGGTGCTGGTCCCGCTCATCAAGGTGGACTACGGGGAGAGTGGGGAAAAGGTGCAAGCCCTACTGGACCGGGTGGCGGCCGGGCAGGGCACCGACGAGGAGGCCGAGGTGGCCAAGGAGCTTCTGAAAACCCGGGTCACTACCCCGGGCAAGCCTGGGATTGAATTGGAGGCACGGAAGGATGTCGAACAGCCGGAAGACCGGGTACGTCCTACGGCGGCGGCCCTTGACTGGTGATCCACTGGGCGGTCTGGGGCAGGTGCCCACGGAGGTGGAGAAGTACGTGTTCCCGTCCAAGGAGGAGGCGGAACAATACCGCGACACGAGTGGTCTGGGACCGGAATGGACGGCGGTGCCAGCGGCCTACCACACGGGAAAGGATGGTGAGCCATGACGCGGCTAGAGTGGTTCGGGCGGGCAAGCCTGGGGGCGTTCCTGGGCGTGCTGATTGCGGTGGCCTGGATGGCCCTTTGCTTCGGGGTGTGCTATCTGCTGATGGGACCCATTCCAAAGGCGAACGGGCAAGGGGCTGTCACGGTGGCAGTATGGACCGGCTGTTCCCAGGTGGTCTACGTGATCGACCCAGACACGGGCATGGCCCGCAAGCTGGAGCGGCGGGAGTTGCGTGAAACCACTACGGCCGACCGGCCTGGGACCGGGCAGTGGGGACCGTGGAAGGAGGCATATTGCGAGGCCCCAGGTGCCCCCAGCTACGGCTACGGGTTTGAGTGGCCAAAGGCCATCACGGCCCAGGAGGTGGAGCGGTTGCTGGGCAAGGCGGTGGCACAAGCGTTCCAAGCGGAGAAGCGGGCCACTACGTCGGCCACGTTCAACCTCACGGGCTATCCGTTCAGGACCTTTGCAGTGGGGCGGGCCTTGGAACCTAGTCTCTGGAACAGTCTACCGGCTGTCCAGCGTGGCACGGCTCAGAGGCTACAGCGGACAACGGAAGACACTGGGCGGATACTCAATCCGCCTCCAGAAGGTGACCCACGGTGGCGGGACCCCACGTGGCGGCCCCAGACGGAGCAGTACCGCTACCGGGGCCAGCCCGTGGAATTGAGGAAGGTGCCCCAAACGCCCACACGTGCCCCGCTATGGGAGCCTCGTGAGAAGCGGCCAAGCACCCTTCCAAGGCCCAAACCGGCCCCAGTCGCTTGACAGGGGACGATTTTCAGGTGATTAGCGGATTGCCCGGTTGCCGAGGCCGTAGGGCCACTTGATACGAGTGGTCAGGCGGGGATGGGAAGGGCGGTTGCGGACCATGACCCCGGGATAGCATGGCGAGCAGGTAGGCAACTGGGCAGCCCGCACACGTGTGCGGAGGATGGCATGGCATACACGAAACGCGACAAGGAGCTTGCCCGGAAGTACCGGATGCGGCTGCTCAAGGAGCGGCGGGACGCGGGCAAGTGTAGGAACAAAGCCTCCATGTCCGGGCTACCGGCCGGGGCGTGGGAGCGGATTTTCGGTAAGAAGCGGAAGGCCAAGGATGAACGGGATTGACGACTACGTGGACAAGGTGCTTGTCGTGGGGCCACCCACGGCGGCCCAGCAACGCAAAGACATCCGCGAAAACCTTGCCAGCGTGGGCGTTCAGGGCTTCCAGTTCGTGGACGCCTTTGCCCCGGCGGAGGTCAACCCGGACGTTCTGTGGGCGTGCGGCCTTGTGGCGGACAACTGGAAGAAGTCTGCCTCTGCCCTTGCCAGCTACTTGTCCCACGCTCGGGCGTGGCGGCTGGCAGTGTCAGAAAAGTGGCAGAGCGTGATGATCCTTGAGGATAACGTGAGGTTCCTTGACACTGCCCCGGCCCTCTTTCGCCAATTCATGCGGCAAGTCCCACGCGGCTGGGACGCGGTGTACCTTTGGAGCCGGGTGCCGGTGGGCAGTGGCAAGGACAATGACCCCAAGCGGGAAAAGCTGTCCACAAACGTGCTCCAAGCCTGGAATGAGTGCTACGGGGCGAACGCGATCATGTTCTCCAGGCGGGCACTCCTGGGCATCTTGAAGCACGCCTTCCCCGTCCAGTGCGGCGTAGGGGGGCGAACGAACTGGCCCTCGTGCGACTGGGGTTTCTGTCGGGATATGCAGGGTTTCATCGTGGACCCGTTTCCGGTGGAGGTGGTATGAACGCCCTGGACCGTCTTTTCGACAGAACGCTCGTGCTGAACCTGCCTGCCAGTGCCCAGCGGCGGGCCTTTATCAAGAGCCAGTTCGAGCAACTGGGGCTTCAGAATTGGGAGTTCCTGCCCGGCGTGGATGGTGGGGAGTTGGACATTCCTGCCCTTGTGGCGGCTGGGGAAGTGGTGCTGAAAACGCCAATCGGGAACACCTTACAGCCGGGCGAGGTGGGTTGCGGCCTGTCCCATCGCAAAGCCTGGGAAACGGCCTTGGAGCGAGGCTACAGTACCGTCTTGATATGCGAGGACGACGTGCTGTGGGACCGTGGCGTGGGACCGTGGCTGGACGCCCACTGGCGGGAGGTGCCGGAGGACTGGGCCATAGTCCATTTCCACCACTACAATCGCGGCAAGGTGCGGCGGCAACTGACGCCGAACGTGGCGGTGGGGGACCGGGAACATAGCGGGGCGGTGGCGTATGCTCTGACACGGCCTGGGATGGAGTGGCTGGCCAAGAACTACCGGCCAATCAATCAGGCGGCGGACGGCATAACAGGGCACGTCACTTCTGAGTGGTGCCCACTGAGCGGCTACGTGCTGACGCCCCGGCAAGCCCGCACGAAAGAAACCCTGGGCAGCGAAATCAACCTACGGGGCTCAAGGAGTAGGCGGGACTGATGGTGCGAAACTACAAACCTGTCGATGTCCGTGCGATCCACTGGGCCAAGCTATTCAAGGCCATTCAGGCCAGTGGGCAGGCGGGTGTCGCGGTGTACGATCTGGAGGATGAGTTTGGGGTGCCCCGGCATGACGCCAGCATGGCCAAAGGACTGGAGCAACTGGAGCAGCAAGGGCGAATTCGACGTAGCGTGGGACGGTCCCGTGCGGGCCTTTGCTGCCACGTGGTCCAGGCGGTTGTCCCGGTGGTGCGAAAACGTGACCGGGTAGTGCAAGACCCGCCTGAGCAGAACTTGGAGGAGATTTGACATGGAGCAAGAGCACACCCTACAGCGGTTCAAGGTGACCCGCGAAAAGCTACGCAAGGCCCTGGAGGAGGCCAAGGCGAAGCACGAGGCGGAGGTGGCGGAGGCCGAGAACGCCTTTGCCCAGGCGGTGGCCAAGTTCGTGGATGATGCCCGGAAGGCCATTGAGGTGGACGGCTGGAACGCCCATGAGTTGCGGCGGCGGGTTGCCAGCATCCACACGGAGGTCCCGGAGCCCACGAGCCACGCGGCGGAGTACGAGGCGGCCTTGAAAAAGCTGGAGCTGATGACAAGCGACAGCCTTTGGCTCGCGGACGAGGAGTTCCGCCAGTACGTGCTCGATCAATGGCACTGGAAGCGGGACCACCTGACCACGGTGGCGGCCTTGAAAGCCTATGGCAGGGAGTAGGACATGGCGGGCCTGGAGCCGGTTTTCACCCTATGGATAGGGCCACGGCTGTCGCGGCTGGAGCGTCTGTGTATCAGGTCGTTCCTCTACCACGGGCACGCCTACCGGCTCCACGTGTACGACAAGCCCCAGGGCGTGCCCCAGGGCGTGGACTTGTGCGATGCGGGCGACATACTGCCCCGCTCTGCCGTCTTCCAATACGGGGCACGTGCGGGCGGTAGTCGTGGAGGCTATGGAGGCTTCGCCAATCTATGGCGGGCCAAGCACCTGCTCCGGCATGGCGGCTTCTGGGTGGACACCGATATGGTGTGTCTACAGCCTTGGAGGTTCCCCCAGCCCTACGTCTGGGCGTGGGAGTACCCCGGCCAAGTGAACAACGCGGCCCTCAAGCTCCCAGCCGGTTCAGGGCTGGCCCGTGACCTCTACAGCAAGGCCCACGAGATGGGGCGGGACCCGCCCTACCTGGGCAACGGCCCCAAGCTACTGACGGCCCTTATCGCAGAGCACGGCCTGGGGCGGTATACTTTGGACAAGCGGACGTTCTACCCCTGGGGCTGTGCCAAGTGGGACCGGCCTTTTCGACCGAATGGCACGGTGCCCCCGAACGCCTATGGGCTGCATCTGTGGAATGAGGTGATGCGGCGTGAACAGTTCGACAAGGACGCCACCTGGGACGCCACAAGCGTGATTGAGCAACTGAGGGCACGGTATGGATAGGCTGACAGTGAATACCCTATGGGTGGGCAGCCCCAAGCTCACGCCAGTGGAGCGATTTTGCCTTTGGTCCTGGGTCATGCAAGGCCACCGGGTAGTCCTTCACACCTACCGGCAACTGACTGGCGTACCCTTTGGCGTGGAGCAGCGAAACGCGGTGGAGGTGCTGCCCAGTGCTGCGATTTTCAGGTACGGCAAGAAGACCGGACAGTACCGGGGCGGCTATGGTGCCTTCGCAAACCTGTTCCGCTACGCCCTCCTGGAGTTCCCGGGCGGGTGGTGGGTGGATACGGACGTGGTGGCCTTGCAGCCCTTGACAGAGCTGGATAAGCGGCCCTACGTGTTCGGCTGGCAGGGCAACGGCCTTGTCTGCAACGCGGTGATGAAGTTGCCCCCGGCCTGCCCCCTGGGGCATAGGCTCAGGGAGTACGCGGAAAAGGCGGGAAAGAACCCCAAGCATGGCCAAACCGGCCCGGCCCTACTGACCAAGCTCATCAAGCGGCTGGGGCTGACGGAGCACGTGCTACAGAAGCGGGTTCTGTACCCCTACGGGCCTGACCAGTGGCGGCGGGCGTGGTGTAGTGGTGGCACGGTGCCGGGGCCTGACAGCTACACCTTGCACCTCTGGAACGAAAAGCTCAGACAGGCCAAGTGGAACAAGGGAAAACGCTACCCGGCGGACAGCGTATACGAGCAGCTCCGCAAGCGGTACGCCTACCACGAACAGGAGGAAAGCGATGGTCCTGGATAGCTGGAGCGACGCAGACATACGGGACGCCTTGGAGGAGCTTGACCAGGAGGACGACATAGACGTGAGCCCCTGGGAAGCGGAGTTCATTGACAGCGTATGCTTCAAGAACGGCCACCTGCCCCTGACAGAGGCCCAGCGGGCCAAGGCGGTGGAAATCCTGGAGCAGTATGGCAAGGACTAGGCGGCATGGACATCAAGGTGCGGGTGGACGACAGAAACGCGAGCCACGTGCGGGCTACCCTGTTCGTGAACGGGGCAAACGCGGGCCAAGTCTGCCTCCGCAACGGGGAGGAGTTTGCCAAGTTCTGCGAGGTGCTGCAAGACGGCACCTACCGGCCGGGCGACGAGTTTGTGCTGGAGGACCTAGTGGAATTCAAGGGCAAGCCGATCCCGGTCACCTTCAAGCTCAAGGAGGCCATAGAAAGCGACGACAGCGTGAGCCGGGACGTGGTGCGGCGGTATGGTGAGGCGGTGGCCCGGGACATGGACAAGCGGATGTTCGCGGCCTTGGCGGCCCCGGCTGGCGTGCTGCCCCAGTGCCCCATCTGCAAGAATACGGTCGGGGTAGTGCTGGACCCGGCGGCGGGCCACTACGAGGTGAGCTGTGAGCAGTGTGGGGTGAAGACTACAATAGACCAGCGGGTGATCCGCGACGCTCCAAACGACAGGGCAGTGGGGGAGCGGGTGCTGGCGGATTTTGAGAAGGCGGCGGCCCTACTGCCGGGCTACCCGGAGGACGACTACGAAATCCCGTTCTAGGAGCTGTGGCGATGCTGACAAACCTTGCGGACGTACCGGCGGGGGTCAACCTTTACGAGGCACTGGAAAATCATGCCACGGGCAACGGCCGGGCGGCGGCCTGCCTGGAGGCCCTACGGGCGGAGCTACGGCACTTCGGACAATTCACGGAACGGTGGCCACGGCTGGGGGACCTGATTTTGCGGTGGCCTGCCTGGGAGGACGCTCAAGTGGAGCCTGTCATGGTGCGGCAAAGCCCTGTCACGCTATGGTGGCTCGGCCTGTTCTGGCAGGGCTACGCTAGGCGGGCCTGTCAAGCCCTGGGCGTGGACTTCAAGGAGGGAATGGGCAAGCACACCCTGACCGCGATAGTCCTTGCAGCGGCGGACGTGGCGGACGTGGGGCTACGCGACAGCCTGGGCCTTGTGGGCCTGGGGCTGCCAGCGGCCCGGGCACTGGCGGCGGCCAAGGGCTACACCTTGCACGTTCGCAAGCTGGAGGGTATACCGTTCGGGCCTGGGCGGGTCAGCAACCCCGGCCGGGTGAACGTGGTAGTGGAGCAGGGCAGAGTATCAGAGCTTCTGAACTTTGGTTGATACGGAGGATGTAGTGATGAACGTGGATACTTATCTGCGGCAACGGCGGCGTCGCCAAGCGGTTCCGTGGGGCTGGCTTCTGGGCTTGGGCGGCCTTGCGGGTTTGCTTCTATTGATATTGATTGGGGTGGTGTTGGAGGACATGGCCCCAAGCAAGCCTCATGCCCCGGCTTCTGAGCCCGGGCTGAACAGTACGCCTGTCGAGCGTAGGGGTCCCACAATGTCTGATTTCAGGCGGTTACGTAATGGAATGACGTATTTGCACGCCTGGGACGTGTTAGGAGGTCCGGGGGAGCTAACAAGCGAGAACACGCTCCCTGATGGTCTGGGCGGGGAACTGAAGACGGAGCTGTATACGTGGAGTGGTCTGGGATGGAGCGTGGTATTGACATTCCAGAACGATGCTCTGATGAGCAAGAGTCAATTCGGCCTTGAATAACCCCAGTAATGGAGAACCTAGAAATGCCAAGTGGCAGCAAAGCGATAGACAGGGTGATTGAGCCCCCTGACGGCAAGCCGGAC